TAGGTAAATCAGCATTTAGTAACCAACTTATATTTGATTTGTTAGATAACAATAAAAATAAGAAATTATTAGTGTTGTATTGGAGTTTTGAGATGCCAGGTCATCAGCAAATTATGCGTGCTGGTGCTAAAGGAACAGGAAAAGAGGTTAGTGAATTATTATCAGTAGAACGTAAATTAGAACAAGATGCTTATGAGGCATTCAAGAAAGAGGTTCTTAAGTATGCTCACTATCCTATATATTTTAACAATATACCTAGAAACATGGAATTTGTTAAAAATGCTAATGTTGAAATAACAAACAAAAAACCGGATCATACTATTGTCAATGTTTTTGATCACTCTAGACTTATCTTAAGCGATAAAGAACATGAGTTACAAAAACTTAACGAGGTATCTAAAGGTTGTATGTGGTTGCAAGCTAAAATGGGGACTATAAATATATTATTGTCTCAGCTAAATCGTAACATAGAGCAAGAACATCGTGCTAAAGCGCAGTATCAACCTTTGTTGACGGATTTGTTTGGCGGTGACAGCATTGGTCAGGATGCTCATGTTGTTATGATGCTGCAGCGTCCACATGATTTGTATGGTATTACAGATTTGTATTGCGGGGCAGATCCTGTTAAATTACTAGCCGTACATGTTGAGAAGAACCGTGATGGCTTGTTGGGTATGATACCATATGAAGCGGAGATGTCTACTTTTACTATTAACGAAAGAAAGAAATAATGTTTAGAAAAATTATGAAAGCTAGAATATTTAATATATTCAAACGACAGTTAACTGATGATGAAAAATTAATTAAAAATATAAAACTTTATGAGCAAAAGAAACGGGAAGAACAAAGCCAGACTGGCAATCCTAAACGAAATAAATCAAACAGACAAAAGAATGAAACGGTTTAAAAATAACCAAGAAGAATTGTCGAGATTACAGTCTAGAAGAGACACGTTAAGGAGTAAATTAAAAACTAAATAATATGGATACTATGGAATTACCTATGGAAAAGGTTAAAGCGAGCCGTAAATCGCCAAAGAACATGATAATATATGGTCCGCCTAAGATAGGCAAAACCACGGTATTATCTGAATTAGATGATTGTTTAATAATAGACCTTGAGGATGGTTCAGATATGGTTGATGCTTTAAAAGTAAAAGCTCATAGTCTGAAAGATCTACAAGCTGTAGGGACAGCAATTATGAAAAAAGGAAGGCCATATAAATATATAGCTATTGATACTATTAGTAAGCTAGAGGAATGGTGTGAAGGATATGCTAAACAAATTTATATGAAAACTCCAATGGGTAAAAACTTTGATCAAAAGAACCCTGGTGCATCAGTACTATCATTGCCTAATGGCGCTGGCTACTTATATTTAAGAATGGCCTACAAAGAATGGATAGATAAACTGAATAAACTAGCGGATCATATTATCTTAGTTGGTCACCTAAAAGATAAAATGCTTGAAAAGAAAGGTAAAGAGGTTGCTGTTAAAGACCTTGACTTAACTGGTAAAATCAAGCAAATTACCTGTGCTAACGCGGATGCTGTTGGTTATATATACAGAGAGGGAGAAGAAACTATGGTTTCATTTGACTCTATGGATGATATAACGGCCGGTTCACGCTGCGCACACTTAAAGGGCAAGACTATGCCTATGAAATGGTCAGAAATATTTATAGACTAAAATTAAAAAAATGATTAACGCACGAAAAACAACAGTAGAAGCAGGTAACACTCCTGCACAAATTACTGTCTCTATGATCGATCAAGATCTTAAAGATGGTATAGGTAAAGCTGAAATGGCTATCAAATACAGTATTAAACCGTGGGAGGTAGATGAGATGTTTAAACATCCGCTTCTTAAAGGTAGAAGACCTAGCAGAAAGAAAGCTTTGTCTTTTAGTTTTGTAGATGATGTGTCTAACAATAGAGAAGAACTTATGAAAGAAGATGGTGTCATTATTGATACAGATCCTAATCAAGTAACTCTAGAGCAAGCTATAGACGATGCTATTGAAACAGTTGAACAAGTTAAAAGTGAATTGCAAGATACAGAAGCGGCTGTGTTAGATATGTTGAGACCTACGGAATATGAAACTCCAGAAGAATCTTTATTAAAAGCTGCATCTACAACTCCAGAGATAACTGGTATACCTAATGGTACAACTATGTCTGATACAGACGAAGAAGAAATAGAAATGGACGACAATACGTTCGAATTATAAATTAAAAACCAATAAAAATTAAATTATGGCAATACAAAGTAATGCAAGTACAGCAGAAGTAGTAGGAGGAATTAAAACCTTCTCAGGTTTAACAAATGTAACTGTTAAAGCAGTAAATCCGACAATGGCGGAATTACATGCAATGGACATTAACGTTAAACAAGAACCAAATTATTCAATCGAATTTAGTGGAGAATCTTACAATAAAATTGTATTTTGGCTCGCTAATTCAGACGGTAATTTTAAACTAGAAATATTAATGCAGAATAAAGCTAAAGTATCTCAGAGCGGCAAAAACCAATGGATGAACAATATTGGTCAGTCTACATGGTCAGGCGAAGCTCCTACATATGACTGGTGGAAAGCAGAAGGACAACGTAAAGCTTATACCGGTGAGGAAACTTTAATTAATTTTGTTAAAGCATGGGCTAACGTAGCATCTGGAGACGAAGTTTACTTTGACTCTATGCCTGCAATAGCAGATGGTAACTTAACAGAAATTAAAGCTTTAGTTGCAAGTCTACAAGGAAATCAAGTTAGAGTTCTTATAGGTGTTAAAGATGATAAATACCAACAAGTATATACTAAATACTTTGGTAGAATAAAACCTCAACGTGATGATTTATTTATCAAAGCTCTTAATGATGACTATGGTTCGTTTAATGCTGATTTTAATACAGATCTTAAGTGGGGAACACATGTAGCTACAACTACACTAGTTAGTCCGGATACTATTAATGAAGAGGAAGATTGGACAATGCCTGATACTCCTCAAAACGGAAAATCTGAAGACGCGCCATTCTAATGGCTATAAAAAGCAGAGATAGTAACGATCATTTACACACTGATGTCATACTTGGTAAAATTACTGAGTATGACATTTTTGTGTATTATTGTCCTAGTTTTAAAACGTTAGGTAAAAAGTTTAGTAGTGATCTTCGTAATGATAAATCTCCTACTGTTTATATAACGCCTTATAATGGTAAATTATTATATAAAGACTTTGGAAATCCTGACCATACCTTTGATTGTTTTAATTATGTTAAATATAAATATAATTGTTCTTTTATTGATGCTCTGCGAATTATAGATTGTGATTTTAATTTAGGTTTGTCTCCTAATATAAGTGGTAGACAGTTTACTATGGGACTAATGGCTTATAGACAAAATAAAGTACCTACATTTAATAAACAAGCCGCTATTATACAAAAGAAAAAGCGACCCTGGAATAAAGAAGATGCTAAATTCTGGTCTAAATACTTGGTTAGTAAGAAAATACTACTTAAGTTTGCAGTCGAGCCAATAAGTCATTTTTGGGTTAACAATAATAGATTTACTTGTAAATCAATTACTTACGCCTTTAAATTTAAAAATCGATATAAAATCTATTCTCCTTACGAAGATAAAAATAAGTGGTTAAGCAATACAAACAAAACAGATGTACAAGGCTATAACCAACTCCCGGAAAAAGGTGAGCGACTTATCATTACTTCATCTCTTAAAGATGTTATGTGTTTACATGCAGCAGGTTATTATGCTATAGCTATGCAAAGTGAAATGCAAATACCTAGTGAGAAATTAATAAGTGAGTTAAATACAAGATTCAATACAATAGAAATTTTATATGATAACGATTTTACTAAAGAAGATAATCCTGGCCAGTTAATGGCTAAGAAAATCTCTAACTTATATGGTTTTAGAAATATCTGTCTACCTCAAACTTTCGAATCTAAAGATCCATCGGATTTAGTTAGTAGAGTAGGCGGTTTTAATGAATTAAAAATTATATTAGAATGAATCGAGATGAAATTATTGAAAAATTAAGAACAAGAAAAGGCTTTTTAAAAAAAGGAGCACAATGGTTAGCTGATAAATGGGAAGTAGACATAGCTGTTATTAAAGATTGTAAAAAACTTGTAACCTCTGAAGAGTGGGTACAAGAACGTATGAACAATGATAATGGTCATGAGCTTAGCGAAAGCCAAGCGTTTACAAAACATTTATTAGATAATGGTTTAACTATGGCAGATGTAAAGTCTGTTAAATTTTGGCAAAACTTTAATGGTGAACAACGTTATAGTATAGTAACACATAATCAATGGCATGAGCAACCTCATGTTAAAGATGAGTTATTAAACTATTTTAAATCTAAATCACATAAAGTTAAAAAGATTAAATATAAAAAGCCAAAAGATCCTGTATTATATGAAATATCATTACCAGATATACATTATGGTAAGATAACAGAAGATGATCCAGGAACTATAGAAGACCATTATATGAAAGCTATTGTAGATCTACATAGAAAAGCGGATGGAATTGAGATAGATAGATTTTTATTACCTGTTGGTAATGATGGTTTAAATTCTGAAGGATATTCAAGGGCTACAACTAAAGGCACGCCTCAGCAAGATCATCTTTTATGGAGACAATCTTTTCGAGGATACTGGCATTTAGTTATGAAAGCAATTGATTATCTAGCTCAATTTGCTCCGGTAGATGTTGTTGTAGTACAAGGTAATCATGACTTTGAACGCATGTTTTATGTGGGAGAAGTTTTAGATGCTATGTATCATAATAATAAAAATGTAAATATAGATAACGGCTTAAATACTCGAAAGTATTATGAGTATGGAACTAACATGATAATGTTTACACACGGTGATAAAGAAAAAGCACAAGAGCTTCCGCTATTGATTGCTACTGAACAACCGGAGATGTGGAGTAGGTGTAAAGTTAGGGAAGTACATTGTGGACATAAGCATAAAGAAATGCTTAACGAGTATATGGGAACTAAAGTTAGGTTTATACCATCTATTTGTGGAAATGATGCTTGGCATAAAACGCAAGGATATGTAGGGACGTTACGCTGCGGACAAGCTTTCATATGGAATAAAGAAAGAGGACTAGAAGGATATTTACAAACTAATGTTATGAATTATGGTGTGGAAACGGAGAAGTAAAAAGCCGGGAAAGAAAAAGGTAAAAAATGCAAAGAAAAGTACATATGACGGACATAACTTTCAATCTAATTTAGAACTATATTGTTATAAAAAATTAGAAGAACTTAAAATATCTGTTGAATATGAACAAACAACTTTTACTATATTTGATGCTTTAGTGTACCCGCAAGCTTGCTACGAAGGGACCACTAAGAAACTTTATAACAAAGGAAGTAAGATTAGGCCTATTACTTATACTCCTGATTTTATAGATCCAAAAGGTAAATGGATTATAGAAACTAAAGGTTATGCTAATGAGTCTTTTCCTCTTCGATGGAAATTATTTAAAAAACACCTAAAAGACAATGGCCATCAATATGTGCTTTTTATGCCAAGGAATAAGAAGCAAGTAGATGAGGTCATAGAACTTATTACACAATTATAGGTTGGAGGGGCAATTTTTTTTGATATACTTAGTATCATGGTTACTAAGATGAATGTCAAAATAAATCCCCTCCTTCCTTTTTTATTAATCAATTAAATATAAATTATGAATTACGATGATTGGAAATTATCCAACCCATATGATGATGGGTGTGGGTATGACATGGTAAGCAATTGCTGTGGAGCAAAAATGGACGAAGACCGTGGTATTTGTTATGAATGCAAAGAGCACTGTGAGCCACTAGAAGATTATGAGTACGAAGCTTTAGCTAGAGAGGCCTATGAGGAAATGATAGCTGACGGAGAAAGAGACGAAAGATGATAAAAAAGATCACTAGAAAGTCTATGCTTATTAGGCCTTCAGGTAGATCTACAGATTTTATTAGTCCTAGTTTTGGTTATGGTTGTTTATATAAC